CGCTCAAGTCCATCCGTGAAAGCCTGGCAAAAGGGGAAAAGGTATCTGTAGGACAATACGCGACGTATGGCGGAGCGGAAGCTACCGGTGAATTCTTGAAAGCCATTGAAGGGACTGACTACGGGACGTTTATTAAGACAGCGTATGAAACAGGAAGCCCGGAAGCGGCTGCAATAAAAATGTTTGCCGAAGCTCTTTCGAAAGTAATAATGAGCATTGAAGGAATTGACCAGGTATTAAACCCAATTACCTATGCCCTGATGGAACTGAAGGACGTTTTCAAGGCTATACTGCTGCCGGCGCTTGTGCTTTCAAGGCTTATTGTTGAACTGGGAAAAGGAATTAATTGGCTGCTTAACGTAATAACATTTGGCTTGATTGATGAAATGGCCAGAACGTATGACAGCCTTGTGGTGACCAACGATGAAAGACAGAAAGAAGAGGAAAGGCTGAGGGCGCTCAATGACCAATACGCCAAATTATATTCTGCCCTTAAAGAGCAGGAAGAGTATTATTTACAGCAACGCCGGCATTTGAACGCGGAATGGGCTATCGAAAACTATCAGACAAAAACGGTTAATGACATGATATTAAGCCCTCACGGTGTTTTCCGCACCGACCCTGAGGACTACATCATTGCCACAAAACACCCGGAAAACTTAGGAAACAGCGGAGGTTCAGCGCCGGTATACATCACGGTGATTAATAACGCCAACGCCTCAGTAACAGCGCAGGAAAGCACCGCCGCCGACGGTGCGAAAGAAATTAAGCTGACAATAGAAAGGGTTGTCCAGAGCGGGCTTGCAAGCGGCGAATTTGACTCCGCGCTTGCTGCTGCGGCAATGCGCAAAGATGGGAAAAGGACATTCGCATGATAGCGTGGCCGGAATATAACGGAAAGCCGATAGGCACGGTACTCCGTTCTTCTACATGGGACACCGCACCTGGAATTATCGCTGATCAAACAAGAAGCGGAAAATATAAAGTCAGAATAAACCATGTAAAGCAGCCGGATTCTTTCTCGGTGGTAATGCACATGACCTTGCCCGCGTACCGGGCTTTTATGTACTGGTGGAAAAATGTATGCAGGAAAGGGTTCTATACCTTCGCGTACCCGAAAATAGACGATAACACCGGGGTAATGGTCGAATACCAGTTCGCGCCAGATACAAACCCAGCTATACAAAACACGTCAGGGGATAACTTAGAGGTCTCTATGAGATGGATGGAGGCGGTATGATTTTATCGCCCAGAGTACAAAAAATCATCGCCGCGCAACGAACTGCCGCGTTCCCTTTCCTTATACAGGTTACCCAAACAGGGTACCCCGATATGTACTTTGTAAATTCGTCGGAAAATGTGACGCATGGGGGCATCATCTACAACGCAGCGTCATTTTCGATACAGCCCCCGGATGTTGACGGCGCGAAGGTGGGCAACGCTACTTTGACAATATCCGCTATAGACCAGTACTGGATACAGAGAATTCGGGAGACGCAAATACCCGCGGAACTGCGGTTTATCGCCGTTATTGTATACGACGAATACGGCGTTTCAGGAATCGAAGCCTTGGAAGAGAACAGCTTTACCCTCCGCGCCGCGCAATGGGATGAAACGTCTATCTCATGGGAGATGAGTTTTGACGAGCGCCAGGCGTACATCATAACGTCGGTGAAGTGTACGCCGCAGGTCGCCCCGGGGTGCGCGTGATGATACCGGTAAAAGACCTGGTAGGAATACCCTACAAAGACCATGGCCGGGACTCTGCCGGCATGGACTGTTACGGGCTGGTTATCGAGGTGTTGCTCCGGGCAGGGATAAGCGTTCCCGACGTGTTTTACGCGGACACGGCTATTGAGACCAATGCCGCCGTCATGCAGGTACTGGAATCGGGCATACCCAATACCAGACTGGACGGGCCTGAAGAAGCGGCGGTCATCGAGATACTGATAATGGGGCAGCCGTCCCATGTCGGCGTATGTCTGGGGGACGGGACATTTATTCACGCGCTGAGAAAAATCGGCGTTGTAATCGAGCCGCTGTACAGATACCGGAATAAAACAAAGGGGTTCTACCGTGTCAACTATTAACCTGTTCCGCAGCGCCCTCGATAATAACTATGAGGCCGTTCAGGTATCTGATGCCGTCTCTATCCGGGAAGCGTTGCCCGGTGTTGATTTTGAGAATGCGGTACTATCTGTCAACGGCTTTCAAGTTGATGAAAATTACATTCTGCGCGATAACGACCTCTGTACGATACGGCTTTTTCCCAAGGGCGGAAAGGGCGGATGGAATCCTATAGATACCGCCTTGACTATCGGCCTGTTTCTTATAAACCCGTATTTGGGTGTAGCGTATGCCGCAGCGTCAGGTCTGAGTTACGCATTTTCAAATAAGACGCTTGGCAGTTGGTTCCTCGATAAAGAGATGGAGAACCTGCCTGGCACGCCGAACAGCCCGGATAGTTTAGTTAATATCCCCCAGCTCAGGGGCGCGAAAAACCAGTCCAACAAAAATAAGCCTATACCGCTGGTACTGGGTAAGCACCTGTACACGCCTATGTACATTGGTTCCCCTTATACCGAAATAGGCGGTACTGACGGAGAGGATCAGTATTACACCGCGCTGTACTTATTGGGGTGGGGAAAACTGAAAGTAAGCGATATAAGGTTGGGACCGGTAAGCGGCCTGGCAAAGAACACTGACATTTCAGGCGGATTGAATTCAACCGAGGGAAGCTGGTCGTGGGAAAAAAATCCGGGTTTCTTTGAACCTGGGTATAATCCTAATGACCCTAATTATAAATTCAAATACATGGATCCTAGTTTCAAGGACAGCAATCCCCAGCTTGAATTGAGGCAGGGGGCGAGCGAAGTCAGTCTGTACCAGCAGAAGGTAGTGGAAGAGCGGCTTAATATCCATCTTATAAACATAGAGGACAAAGACAAGCCGTCTGACAACAAAAAGCTTGACGTGATACGCTTCTCCGCTAAAAACCCGCAAAAAGTACAAGTGGAAATAACCTTTAATCAAGGTCTTATATCCTACAACGATCAGGGTAAAAAGAAGGACGCTACAGTCGGCATACTCATTGAATGGCGGGCTAATCCCAACGTAGACAAATGGTATGAGTTCGGGCGTTTTGGGACAAGCAGCTCTGATAAAAATAATCATTCTCCCACAGATTACAGACCCTCGACAAAGACGACCACTATCACCCGGCAGAAAGCCAAGGTTATGCGCTTTGTCGCGGAACGGCCTTTTTCTTATAATGAAGTAAAAGACTTTGACAGGACTGTTGAAATCAGGGTAATCAGGACGACACCGAAGCCTGTTGACGACAACCGAACATCAGATACCGTTTATTTAACCGCTATCCGCACCTGGTGTTTTGATAACGAAGCGACTATGGCGAATAACAACGTAATGGTTCCGCAGGTTCCGATGATCCAGAAGTACCGCGACTTGACGGCGCGGCTGGGCTTCCGCATTAAGGCGACCGACAATCTCCAGGGAACCATTGACGCGCTGAACTGCATTGTGGAATCGTATGCGCGGACGTGGAACGGTTCGGCGTGGAGTACAGATGAAACGCCGACAAATAACCCGGCCAGTGTCGCGCTTAAAGTGTTGCAGTCGCCGGCCCTGGGCAATAACGCGTACCCGGATAAAATGCTTGACCTTGATTCCTTCGGCGAATTTTACCGGTGGTGCGATGAAGATATATTTGACGAATCAACCGGGAAAACGTATAAACGGTTTATCTGTAACGGCGTTCTTACCGCCGAGAAAAGGGTGGATGATATACTAAACGTTGTCCTTTCCACCGGCCGCGGCATGAGGATACTGAACGGGAACAGATACGGCGTACTCATTGATAAGCCGAGGGAAAACCCGGTGATGATCCTAAACAGCCAGAACGTCTTAGAAGCGAAGAATGAAAAAGCTTTTGAGGATCTCCCTGACGGGTTTTCCATAAAATTCGTTAACGAGCTGGACGGGTATCAGGAAACGGAAATAAATGTCATGGCGGACGGCTCGGCGGAGACGAAGCCGTCGTCAAGAATGGAAAGCATTGAGCTGCCGTTTGTCACCGATTACAAACAGGCGGTGAGGAACGGCTGGTATATGCTCGCCTGCCGGCATTTGCGACCGGAGATATGGCACCGCAAGCTGTCCGTTGACGGCTACCTTTTAAGCATCGGCAATAGAGTAGAGGTCCAGGACGATACCATAGTCGTAGGGCTGGGCGAGGGAGCGCGGATAAAGAACGTTATTTTTTCTCCCATTCCCGGCGAGGAAAGTTTAATTTTAGAGATACAAACCGACGGCGAATTCGACGTGTCGGATATTACCAATAAACAGTTCGGCATTAAAATAATGCACTACGACGGGGTGCATGACGGGGTAGTGAGAACGATACAGGTACCGATCACCGAGCCCGGATTGTACAGTATTTTTGTTTTTAACCCGCCGATTGAACTGCCGTTTACCCCGCAGCCGGGCGATCTGGTGGCGTTCGGCGAGTACAGCAAAATCACCACGCCCGCAATCTGCTTCGGCAAGAAAGCGAACGGCGACGGGACGTTTGAAGTCACCCTGATACCGTATCAGGAAGGGATTTATACAACCGATGAAGGTCCGATACCGCCGTATGAGGCGAACGTGACTACGCCGCAGAAGCCGTACCAGCCGCAGACAGTCCCTGAATATGTCGAGATCATAAACGAGCGGATAACAAATGTTATTAATAACCCGGTTAACGTAAACAGAGAAATGATCCAGCTCATACTGTCAATCCAAAGCAGGATTTTAGAAATTGACAAGACGGGGAAGATGCTTGCCGGATATTTGCCGTTTACCTCTCAGGCGGTATTATACCGCGGCGGGATACCCGTCCTTAACCGCATACTCCATTACCCGGGCGGCGGCAGGAATATATTTGACCCCATGCTCGGCAGCTTTACGCCCGGCGAGTATGACGGCATTGTTTTTTCGCTTGTTGACCCTCCGGCAGGGGTGAGCATAAGCAAGAACGGCATTATTACCGTAAGCGAAAACGCGGCGCTTGAGACGGAGAATTATATTACCGTGCAGGCTGAATACCAGGGGCGCGTGTACAGGACAAAACTGCATATCAGGCTTGACTTGTACACGCCGAAGTATCTCGGCCCATGCTATACGCCGACCGGGACGCAAACGGTATTGGTTAGGATAAACGGCGAAGACGTGCCGTATATCGCGCATCAGGGCGACTGGGTAGCGTATCTCGATGAAGACGTGCCGAACAGCATTTGGAAAAAAGGCTATTGTATGCGCTGGACGGGTATACAGTGGGAACAAGTCCAGATGGAGGCAGACGGGAATTTTGAGAGCAACCCTTACATAGCGGCTTTGCTCGACCTTACAGAGAACGCGCCCAGAGGTACTTTTTTATCCATACTGGTCAGGGACTTGATCGCCAAAACAGCCATGATAGAAAGGCTCTTTTCGCACAAGCTGAGAATACAAACGCTTACCGATGCTAACGGCACACACGAGGGCGCGATATATGGCGGCGGCTATGACGAGAACGGCAACAATCCTAATAATTTAGCAGGCTTTTATCTTGGAACTGACGGCAAGCTAAAGGCTGTCGATGGGATTTTTAGCGGCATAATTGATGCTAATGACGGTATATTCAAAGGCGAGTTAGAAGTAGGGCCGTTATCTATACTGAAAGGGCCGTCTGCTGGTAAAACCCTAAACTACCCCATCGGGACATCGGCAAAAACAATTTTTGACCATGTAAGGCAGACCGGTTATTTTTCCGCCACAGGAACATACGGCGGTACAAATGTTAATGGCATTACTATAACGCATGTTCTAACCAGAGAGCAGCAATCAATTTATATTTTTACGTATTATGACACTAAAATTTTTATAAATGGCGGCGCATTGATAGCGCATTACAGAAAGACGGGCCAAACCACTATAAGCACCAATGCTTATTCAGAAACGGAAACCAATCCCGTTATCACATCGGCGGCAATGAATATAGCCATCACCCTCCCCGATAAACTATTAAGGCTGATGAATTTACCAACTACTAAACCGACCGAGCCTAATATTGTGTATAGAAATGAAATTGTACCCGGTAGTGACAATTATTTTCTTGCTATAAGTTAATTTGTTGTATCTCTAATAAATACTTTTACAACATCATCTTTAGCAGAATATAAATACATTTTATCGGTGCTACTCATTGTAACGCTGTAAACAACTGTATTGCCATTAAAATTATACAAGACAAACATTGTTCTAGTAAGCAAGCAATTCCCTGTATATGTGGTCGGGGCGTTTATGTATGTATATGTGTAATCCGTTGTATTGTTTCCAGTAGTATCAACAGGAATGAATATAAACTTTTCATGGCTGGTTTCTTCAGTCCATGAACCAGCAAACGGGTAGTATAAAGCTGCCCAGTCTATATCTGAAAGCGGATTATTATCTTTCTGCTCACTACCATCCCCGCAAGCGGCAACCAGTAAAGAGGCACATACTATAAAAATCATCTTTTTCATATATTGCTCCTATCCCCATCATCGCAGGAAAAGAGGATAAGGGCAATAGTTGCGGCAAGAAATAATTTCCGCATGGGTTACTCCTTGTTATACCCTATAAAGAGCGTCAAGCAATTTTCCATAGTCGCTTGAATTAACAAACGGAAGCCTTCTGTCTATCACGTCCCTGATTTTTAACGCCGTCCTCGCGTTCACCAACTCGCCTTTCAGCGCGACTATCAATCCCCTTGTGTCAATGTCATCCGTTTTCCCGCTTGTTTCTATCGCCATGTTGGATAAGACAATGGCTTTATCAATGGCGTTTGATATTTCTGTCACTGCGCCCCTCCAAAACCATTATAAACCATAACGCGGCAAAAAACAATGCTCATTTTTTTGTTCCGTATTTACATGTATTACACATATATTTATATATATGCCCTAGTGTGCCCAGCATGGGCGATAACTTGGCGGTGAAAGTCCGCTACACGGATGGCAGCAGGAAGTGTTAGCCAAAGGCAAGGGTGTCCATCGCGAGGTGGAATCTGAAGGAAGCCGGAGGCAAAGTCCCGGGCCGACGAACAGAACCCG